AAGCCAAGGCGGCGTACCTTTTAAAGAAGCATTTGCAAAAGCGCGTAAAGACGGCAAAGACTCTTTTAAGTGGAATGGCAAGAAGTACACCACGGAACTTGCTTCAGAGAAGAAGTCATCCTCAAAGCCATCCTCTTCCTCATCCTCAAGCTCAACCAAGAAGAAGCGCGGGATTTTGTTTGGCAAAGACGCCAAGTTCAGACCTTTTGGCGGCGTACTCGCTCGTGCGTTGTTGGGCGAAGACGAAAAGTTTGGTGGTGATCGCGGCGCGATTGATTTTATTCGGCCCAAGAAAAAGAACATGGGAGGCATGATGAAAAAGAAAGGTTATTCAAAAGGTGGTACGGTTCGACCAACCACTGGCCCCAACAGGAGAGGTGGTGTACAAGCTGGTTCATCCTCTTCATCATCCTCTACTCTTAGCCAAGCGCAACAAAATATGTTGAGAAGCGCCCAGCAACACGCTGCAAACACCGGCCAGAACCCCGCAGAGCTTCAGCGATTGACTGCTCAGTACGGTGATTTGAACGCTGCCAAAAGTAAAGATATGTCAGAGGCGAAGAAGAGAATGCGCCAATCTGGCAGAAGAGGCGGAATGCCTAAAATGCAGGGTGGCGGCATGATGGCCAAGAAGGGGTATGCCAAAGGCGGCGCTGTTCGCAAGAAGGCGCGTGGCGTAGGCGCAGCAACGAGGGGATTTGGTAAGGCCATGCGTTAAGCGTGGCTTACCTACAAAGTAACATCCCGCACTTTAAGGCGTGGGTGAGAAGAGAGTACACGGTTAATCACGAGCGATACCATGGTGAATTCCTCCACGCCATGGTCATCGCGGTAACGACAATGCCGACGCGATGCTTGTCGTTTCAGGTCATCTTCACGGGATGTGAATCTGATGACACGGATGAGCCGAATGTTCATGGCGGTGCCATGTGGGCGCGTATGCCGATAACTGCTCTGGTCGGTGATACGCCGCTTGAAGAATGGCCGGAGCCAATGCCTGTATGGGCCGCTCAACCGTGGGACTGCTCTTCTCACCACCACGCCGTCTATGTTCTTGATCGGTGTACGCCCTGCCCGTGGCTCGCTAAGATTGATGGCGAGTTTTATCCTGCAAAGTACATGTTCACGGTAGACTATGCTGAGAACGAGATTGCGGACGATCCGGCCCAGCACAAACAATCGCATGTACTTGAGTTACTTGATGCTGGAAAGTGGACAGGGAATATTGTAGCGTTGCCGAATAACAGGGTGCGGGTGACGCATCCTGCTTGGTTTGAGACTGGAGAAGGCGCACCAGACTTTAAGCCTTCGCAACACATTCACTACAGCAAGTCAGATCTTGACTATACGCTGGATGTGAATCAGATCTTTGACAATCTCTATGCCGATAAGGAATGACCGGAGATGAAGCCTAGCAATACCAAGATGTACAATAAGGTGATGCGTCTTCTCGCAAATGAAAAAGACGAGGATATCCTTGAGGATTTGCGCGAAAACGAAGATGAGTTGATGGAGTATCTGACGGAGGAGATGCCGGAAGAGAAAAGTCGAATCATGATCATGATCAAGAAAGGCGGTGATGATGATGACGAGGAAGAGTTGTTCCCGTTGAAGAGCAATCCTCGCATGCCAAAGTATAAGCGCGGTGGCGCGGTCAAGAAGGCGAAGAAGAAAGCCAAGCCGCGCATGATGACCAAGTGGGAAAGCAAGTGGGGTTAATCCTCAATGAGCAAGCCAAAAGAAATTAAAGATCTTCCCAAGAGTCAGGATGTTGGTGAAGATTGGCCAAAGGAAGGTCGCGACTATGTCGAAGTCGATGGCCAGTGGTATTGGTCGCATGAGAAGATACCGCTCAAGGCTTTTAGTAGAGAGCGCATGAAGCGCAAGAAGAAAGAGCCTGAGAAGATGAAGAAAGGCGGCTTGGTCAAAAAGACCAAGTGGGAAAGTAAGTGGGGATAGCCCATGGCGATTGAACGCGGCGTTGATGAACTTGACATTGAAGAGCTTGGAATTGAGGACAATTCCAAAGAAATCGAAGTCGATGTCGAGACTGAAATTGATGATATGTTTTCTGGCCTGGGTGATGACGATGAGTTTGAAACCCTAGAAGACGGAACCATGCTGATTGGTGCTCCGCCGATGCCGATGCCCGGTATGGGTATGGGAATGGGCATGGGAATGGGGGCGGAAGAGGATTTCTACGAGAACCTCGCAGAAGTTCTTGACAAGAAAGACTTGGGTCGGATCTACAGCGAGTGTATGGCCGACTTCCAAAGCGACAAGTCTTCGCGCAAGGAGTGGGAGCAGCAATACCGCGACGGCCTTGAGTTTCTCGGCATGAAGTTTGAGGAGCGAAGCGAGCCGTTTGAGGGCGCTTCTGGTATTGTGCATCCTCTGCTCGCTGAGTCGGTGACTCAGTTTCAGGCGCAAGCTTACAAAGAAATGTTGCCTCCCGGCGGGCCTGTTAAAACGCAGGTGGTTGGCTTTGCGACACCCGAGACCGACCTTCAGGCAGCGCGTGTTCAGGAGTTCATGAACTACCAGATTACGCAGGTCATGAAGGAGTATGACCCTGAAACAGACCAATTGCTGTTTTATCTACCCCTTTCCGGTAGCGCCTTCCGTAAGGTTCACTTTGACCAATCATTAGACCGACCCGTTTCTCGCTTTATTCCTGCTGAGAACTTGGTCGTTAACTATGGCGCTACCAGTTTAGATAGTGCTGCGCGGATTACTCATGTCGTTGATATGAGCATGAATGACATCCGCAAGCTGCAACAAGCGGGTTTTTACAAGAAGACCTCGCTGTCTAACAGTTCTGACGATTCTGACGAATACACTGGAGATATTCAGGAGGAGATCGATGAGTTACAAGGCGTTAAGCCATCTGGTGGCAGAAGTGATGAATGCGAAGTTCTGGAGATGCATGTCGATCTTGACATCCCAGGATACGAAGACCTTGATGATGCAGGCGAAGAAACGGGGATCAAGCTCCCCTACATCGTCACTATCCTCCCCCGCCAGTCAACGATTCTTTCAATTCGTAGAAACTATGACCCAGCGGATAGTCGAAGGGATCGTATTGATCACTTTGTTCATTACAAGTTCTTACCTGGCGTCGGTTTTTACGGCTTTGGTCTAACCCATATGATCGGAGGTTTGTCCCGTGGGGCAACCTCCATTCTGCGTCAGTTGATTGATGCCGGTACGCTGGCCAATTTGCCTGCAGGCTTTAAGGCACGGGGCATTCGTATTCGAGATAACGATACGCCGCTTCAGCCCGGTGAGTTTAGGGACATTGATGCACCAGGCGGATCGCTACGTGAAGCTTTAATGCCGCTGCCATTTAAGGAGCCAAGCGGTACGCTTCTGCAGTTATTGGGTATGTTGGTTGAATCAGGCCAGCGATTTGCCTCGATCACCAGCCTCCAAGTAGGCGATGGTAATCAAGAAGCGCCTGTAGGTACGACGATTGCCCTGCTTGAACGCGGTACGCAGGTGATGAGCGCGATCCATAAGCGATTGCACTATTCGCAGCGTATTGAGTTCAATCTGCTCGCGAAGTTGTTTAAAGACACGTTGCCGCCGGTTTATCCGTACATGATTGCGAACGGCAATCAACAACTGAAACAAAGCGACTTTGATGATCGGATTGATGTGATTCCGGTCAGTGATCCCAATATCTTTTCTATGAGTCAGCGTGTGATGCTGGCCCAAGAAATGATGCAGATGGTCCAGTCGAATCCTGAAATCCATGGTCCGATGGGCATGTACAACGCCTATAAGCGTATGTACGAAGCAATGGGTGTTCAGCAGGTAGATCAGATTTTGCCACCTCCTCCGCCGCCTCCACAGCCGCAACCGACTGCGCCTGCTATGGAGAACAGCGGTTTTGCAATGATGCAACCGGCACAACCTTTCCCTGATCAAGACCATGAAGCGCACATTGAGTCGCACATGAGCATGTATAACACTGCGCTTGTGAAGACTAATCCGCAAGTTCAGGCCATGATTCAGTCGCATGTCTACGCTCATATTGATATGCTGGCGCGTAATCAGGCACAGCAAGATCCTGAGATCATGCAGATAAACCAACAGATGCAGATGATGCCGCCTCCGCAACCGGGGCAACCACCGAATCCGATGCAAATGCAAATGCAAGCGGTGATGGAGCGTAAGGTCGCACAGATCAGTGCTCAGTTGATTGAGCAGCTTGCACCTTCGTTTGGTAGTGGTCAGGACGAAGATCCGCTGGTTGAGCTACGCCGTGAAGAGTTGGATATCAAGGCGTCAGACATTGAGCGTAAGCGAGTTGAGGGTCAAGAGCGTCTTGATCTCGACAAAGAGCGTTTAAGGCAACAAACTGAGTTGACTGAAGATCGTATTGAAGCTCAGATGGCGGTCGCAGAAATGCGCGATCAAACAGCCCAAGATCGTATTCGAGCACAACAGGCTGTACAAATGACCAACGCTGCTGACAAAATTACAAAAAATATTTTTGGGAGATAGTCATGAAGGATCCTAAAGTTGATAAAGGCGGATTCACTGTCAAGGACCAAGGCCGTGTGAAGTACGCGTCTATTGAGAATGTATCTGCGTCTGCAAAGCCTGATCCTGGAATGGGCAAAGGTAAGTCACGTGGAGGTAAAGCTGCAGTCCGGGGCACTAAGTTCTCAGGAGTATTCTAATGACTGTCATATTCATGACTGATGCCGGAGACCAAACTGGAAGCAGTGTCGTTGACAGATTGGCGATGGAGTATCAGAAAAAATATGGCCAGCAGCTAACTCAGCCTCAAATACAAGCAATATATGATGCTTCTAATTCAGCAGAGTATGGCGGTACTGCCATAGATATGTCTGGGTTTAAATCAGATCTGCCCTATGGATCTCAAGAAAGGCGCCAAGCTAGTGGCGATTACATGAACAAATTACTAGATGAAAGGCGACAAAAACAACTTAATTTAAGTTTAGATTCTTTAGGCATAAACCCTAATAGCCCTCCAACTTATAGGCCACAAACGCCTCAAAATTCATCTAGTCCTTTCGATAAACTACGCGACATGTTTAACCGTGGAATTTTTGATAACGCTAGGCGTTCTCCGCCAATAGGCGGTCCTGCGCCGTATCAAGGGCCGCAAGACCAGCGCGTTATGATGGGAACCCTCGGCGGTGGCGGAGGTGAAAGAAATCCTCTAGGCACTGCTGGACCGGGCGGTGATCTGCAAAGAATTCAAGGTATTCAATTTGGCGGGAACCCAGATCCTGTATCTCGCATGGAAGCTGGGGCAGACAGTCTACAACGTCAAATGCAAATGAGAACGCAGGGTCGAGAAAATACTGGCTATTCTCCGTTTCCTTCGCAAGGCGGCTACAACCGTGGCATTAACCCAGGCGGTATGTATACCGGCGGACAAGGCGGTGGGTTTGGCTCGCCTTTTGGCGGCAGTATGCGCGGTAGGCAGCAACCAATGCCTAGCCCCCAACCGCAATATGGCGGTGGTTACGGTGGCGGAATGATGCCCCCGCCTTATGGTGGCGGTTTTGGAGGAGGCTATGGTGGCGGAATGGGTGGAGGCTATGGCGGTGGTTTCGGAATGCCTTCTCCTCCCAACATGGGTTACGGTAATCGTTTCCCCGGCATGCAATTCAGTGGGCCTTTTGCCCAACCGATGATGCCTCAGAACTACGGCATGGGCGGGGGATTTGGTGGTGGTTATCCAATGCCGCAACCTCGATACCCAATGCCGCAGCCTAGAATGCCTTATCCGCAGTTTCCAACGATGGGTGGAGGAATGGGTGGTGGCTACGGTGGTGGTATGGGCGGTAATATGGGCGGCGGATATGGCGGCGGATATGGCGGTGGCTACGGTGGTGGTATGGGCGGTGGTTACGGTGGAATGTTTGGCGGATATTAATTGGTGACGTATGGCTATTCGAAGACCTTCTTCTGTTGAAAAGAAAACAGTAACGGTTGCGCCAAAGGTTGCGCCTAAACGCGGTACGCAAGTTATACCCGCTAAAACTCAACCTGTAAAAAGAACGGTTGGAAGAAAAGAACCGGCTGCGCCTTTGCCTAAAACACCAGAAAAGAAGCCTCCCGCAGGAGGTCGCGTTATTGCGGCTCGTGCAGAGAAAGAAGCCGCTGCAAAGAAAGCAAGAGAAGCAGCCGCCGCGAAAGAAGCAGCAGCCAAGAAAGCTGCGGAAGAGAAGAAGGCTGCAGAAGCAAAAGCAGCAAGAGAAGCAGAAGCTAAGAGGGCGGCAGAGGCAAAAGCCGCGAGAGAGGCTGCAGCGGCTAGGGCTGCGGCTGCAAAAAAGGCGGCTGAAGAAGCGGAAATAAAAAGAGCTCGTGAAGTTTCTGCAAGGATGCAGAGAGAAGCCGCTGCAAAAAAAGCGGCTGAAGAAGCTGCTGCGAAGAAAGCTGCAGAGGCTAAAGCTGCAAAAGAAGCCGCAGATAAGAAGGCGGCAGAAGAAAAGAAAGCTGCCGCAAACAGACGTGCTATTGCTGTTCGTGAAGAAAAGAAAGCGGCAGCAGAAAGGGCGCGTGCAGCGAAAGAAGCGGCTGAAAAGAAAGCCGCAGAAGAAGCTGCAAAGCAAAGGGAAGACGCTCGACGTGCTGCGGCCATGCGTGATGCAAAGAATGCAAGAACGCCAGTTCGAAGTCCGGGTGTAGATAAGGCTCCGCAAGATACAAAAGAATTTATTCCTGTACCTACAACTCCACCCCCACCAGAAGATATTGTTTCACGTGGAACAGTTGGGCCTATTAATATCCCCGGCGCTGGTCAAATACAACTGCCAAATGTTGATTTAAGCAAGATTCCTTCAGGCCCAATGAAAATGCCTGAAGCGCCAAAAGCTCCAAGTCCAACTACGGCGCCTCGTCTTCCGCGTCCACCTGGTTCGCCTAAATCTCCCGCTAGCAGAGTCATTGACGCAGAGCCATCTTTGCCTCCGCCTGATGAAAAGGTTTTTGTCCCAGCGCCTACGGTTCCACAACCGCCGCCAAAAGCACCGCCTCCGCCAACACCACAAGGGCCGATTGGACCTATTCAAAGGGTTGATCCTGCGCCGGGCGGTTTTCCGACACAAGATGATCAACTAGGAGGTGCTTCAAAAGACTTTTCTTACGATAACTTTGAACCTAAACAAGTAAGTTATGTAAAAGCTTTGATGGGAAGCCTTGGCCTTGATCCAACTCAGGACGAACAAGTCTTGAAAGATCTTTTGGAAAACCAGTTTGGATCTGGAGCACAAGTAAGCAAAGACACATTACTTAAAACGTTTAGTCGAAGCGATGGTAAAAGTTTGCTTTCTGCGATTGGTGAAGTGGGTAAATACCAAGATTACACGCTTCCGCCTGCTTCTGATCCGGGGGCTGCGCCGACTGCGCCTACGCCTCCAGAAGATACAAAAGAATTTATTCCTGTTCCCACAACGCCTCCTCCACCCGATGATATTACGTCACGCGGGACGGTTGGCCCTGTTGCGCCTACGCCTCCAACAGCTCCCACTGAGCCAACGGCTCCTGTAACAGATCCTGATCCCGGGCTTTTTGTAGGCAAACTTCCTCCCACTACTTATGACGTTGGTTCTGAAGGCGTAAGCGTAAACACGGAAGGAATATATGATGCTCCATATACTGTTTACACTAGATATGATCCAGAAACTGATACTTATCATGGGTTTTCACAAAACTTTGCTTGGGGTGGTGGGCAAAAAGTACCAATAAGCATGTCGGGGTCTCAAGCTACAGATTCATTTAAAAAGTCTTGGGATCAGTACAGCAAGCAACAATCTCAGCCTGCGCCTACGCCCACCCCTGGGCCTGCGCCTAAAGAGCCTACGCCGCCAGAAGGCAAAAAGGACGAAGACAAAAAAGAAGAGCCTAAAGCGCCTACGCCTCCAACCTTTATCAACATGGATCCGCTCAAAGGGTTACGAGAAACATTTGTACCTCGCAATCTATTGGGTCAAACGTATGATCCAAGCGTTAGAGAAGATTACG